CACCAATGCCTTTGCAGTATTGCATTAACTCAGAAAAATTTTTATTAGATTCTAGAGCTGAATTTTTATTAACCGAACCACACTTTTTGTATAGCTCTAATTGTTGTTTAAGCTTGGCATTTTGCTTTGAGGTTTTGCAATCAGTGCCTAAATATTTTCTAAAAGTTAATCTTAATTCTTCTGAGTTTCTATTGTTATCATTAAAGGCGCTATCGTTCTGATTATAATCGTCTTGTCTGCCTGTAATAGTAAGGTCTACTTCTCCACACCTAGAAGCACCATCATTAAGATAATCGTTTCTAGCTTCTGCTTTGAAAGAAAATAAAAATAAACTAACGATTAAGATCCTTAATATCATAATCATGCTCCCTAACTTTATCTGCTAAAACTTCATATAAGTTTTCTGCCATTTCCCATGTAGCTTCAGCCTTACCAAGTCTAGTTTTTAAATCATTAATTTGATCTTGAGCAACACCTAAATCTCTTTCCATATTAACAATGTGTTGTTCAGAAGCATTAATAGTGTCGGTTAGATTGACTACATACTTAACTCCTGTAAATGTTCCGACCAAAACAGAGGCAATGACTGGTACTAATATAATATTTTTTTTAAATAGTTCTGCAATGTTCATCTGTCTGCTAACCTATCCATATGAGAATATATTCTGCCAATAACTTTATCTAAAGACATCATCTCACTTTTAAGCATAGCTACAATTGTTGAAAGTTCTATCAGTGTAATCAATGTCCAAGTTGCTAACCCCATAAGAATAGTACCCAACAATGCGATCAATGCTGTGTTAGTTTTCCTACTCATTACTTTTTATTTTTGCACTGTAATTTTTTGCAAGAACATTCTTTGATTGAAAATAATTTGCACATGATTTTTCTTATAATTTTTTTAAGCATTTTTTGTTACCTTGTTGTTTTGTTCTATTAAATCTTCTTTTTCCATGCAGCTATAATGAGAGGAAGTCTTGTCTGCAAAAGATACAAAAGAATCATCATTAAATAAATTCTCCAGGCAATGTTTGCATTTTCCCACATACCATTTTTTTTTATGTGGTTTAACCATTAGTATTTTTTCTTTATTTTTTTCATAACTGAATCTTTCATCAGTTTGCCATTTGGCATTCTATGATAACCTTTTGGAACTTTTTTAGTATTTTTTCTAACCATCTAGTTTCTCCATTTTTAATTTAGATCCCTTCATTCCTTAGTTGCATCCTCTAATTTTATTAAAGACCTTTTTATAATGTTGTCTTTTTCTTGAATAATTTGTCTTAGCTTCTCTATTTCATTTTTTAGTAATTGAATTTGATGCCTGTACTCTACTGTTAAGTCATTAACCTTTGAGGCTTTAGTCATTTTTTAAATATGCTAGAAATCTTTATGCCAAAACTTGCAGCTACAATTGCTCCAAAAATATAAAAAATTTCAGAAGGCAGAGCCGCTAATACTTTAGCCCAGTTTAAAAATCGTTCTGTTTCTCCAAACAGAGGTAAGGCAAAGATAGCTAAAAAATATAAAAGAATTAAATCATCTTTATATCCAGAATTTTCTATTTGAGTTTTTTGAACTTCTTTACTAGCTTCTATTTCTGCAACTTGTTTATTTTCTCTTTTTTCAATGTGAGCTGATAAAGCTTTAGTAGTATGACTAATTAAAGTTTTTCCTATTAATCCCCATATCATATAGTGCAGTTCCTCATCTTGATTGCCATTCTGTTAGCTCTGGATGGTGTTTGCACAAACCATTTGGAGTCAGTCATTTCTTGTGCTGCTAACACATAGTCAGGTATTGCAAGAGCTTGAAACAATCGTTTAAATTTTGATACCCCAAAAGTTCCTATTTGGTAACACATTTCAATAATGACTTCTTTGGCAATAGGGTTAATATTTTTGCAATCTTGTAACAATGCTTCTGTACCCTCTAAAGCAATATTAAAATCTTTTTGGAATATAGCCTCCCAACCTTCTTCGGTAGTAGGAGCAACTTCATCCTTTTTTAACACATGACCATAGCCACCGGTAAAAACATTTTCTTTTATGTATTCTCCATCAGCATTTTTATATTCAAGCTGATAAGGATTTAAAGAATATCCTTCATGGTTTTTAATCTCTCTTTGTAAATCAGAATAATCGCTCATACTATTTTTTTTTATTTGGTTTGTTAGGAGATGGTTCAGATTTTTTTTGCAATACTTCCTCCCATTGGTCAGGGGAGGGGAAATGATTTAATATTTCTTTAAACAATTTAAAGTATGTTCCATCTTCGTATTTTTGTTTTTCTGTTTTTTCTTTTTCAATCATCTTTCCTCATGTCTATAATTAATAGTTCTACCCCTAATTTTTTTTGCTTTTCATTTAGGGTTCTGCAAATTTCGTAATTATTATTTTTACGAAAAGATTTAGTCTTGACATCAATCAATCTAATTTTTCCTGTAGTAGGATGGACTGCTACTAGATCAAACAAACTATGAGGTTCAGTTGCTGTCGCAACAATGTAACCTTCATTCATTAAATTAATTACAGCTTGATATTCTGTAACTGCACCAATGATTGTTTTGCTTAATTTAGGAGTAGTGTGTTTACTAGACTGAAGATGGATGCTAGACTTGTCGCTAGTAAGATCCATAATATTTTTTCAATTTTTCTAACTTTTTGGTCTATGTGCGCTAGGTGGTTATCTTTGATAGTATCTATTTTTTGATGAACTAAATTAAGTTCGCCTTGTATCTTTATTATTTCCTCTGAGTTTTTTTGTGATTGGCTAACCATAATATTATCGCACAGCACCTCTAGGTGCAGGTACGGCCTTAGGGTTTGTATTTTTCATTTCTTGTAATTGACGATTAATAATTGCATTTTCTACTGCTGTTGTTTTAGGTGCAGCTTGTTTAAATGGAGTAGATGCAATTTCAGAAGAAATTAATTTTTTAGCTTGATTTTGACTAGCTAAATCTTTTGTTCTATCAAATAAACCTCTAGCAGCTAGTAAGCCTTGAATATTTGCAAATTTAAAGCCAAATATACCAAACAATGCTCTACCTGTTTGTTGCATTATTCTTGATAAGGCAGATGCAGTATTTGATGCGTTAACCAAATCTTTTCCATCAACAGTTCTTCTTACCTCTCTAACAAATCTATCTATTAATTTAACCTCATCTGGAGAATATAATTCTTTTAATAAATAATCATATTTTTGTCTTGCAGTTGCCCATGAATCTGTAAATTTTTTTGTATTAAAAATTCCATTTCTACTTGAATCTCTTATTATTTTTTCAAATGCACCTGTTCTTAAAGATTGAAAATCAGGACTTCTTTGTGCAAATTTATCTACAGTTTCCCCTTTTTTAATTCCAAACACATCTTTTAATCTTCTAACAACAGTTAATGATCCATTTTGAGAACCCAACTGAGCTTTTCCAAAAACATAATCAATAGTGTTTAAGGGTGATACATCTGGATCATTTAATATTTTTTGAATTACTTTTCCAGCTCTATCATCTATTTTAAAACCATTTTTTTTAATTGGATTTACTCCAAATTTTTCTTGTTTAATTTTATATAAAATTCTTGCTTGTTTTATAGAATTAATAGCAACTTGATCTCCACTAAACAGTGCGGCATCTATTGCGTCATCATAGAATTTGTCATATTCATTAAGAATAGCTGTAAGATTTTTTTTGTCAGTAGCATTTTTGGCAGCAGGAAATAAGCTTTGTATTTTTCTTCTCATTTGCTCAAATTCTCCAAAAGTAGTTACTGAAACTTTTTTCTTTTTAGTATTTTTAATATTTTTAACAAAATTATTTACAAATTGAGTTGCCCTAATTGTTGCTGGAGTTAATTCTTTATCAATAATATCGGTTGATTCTTTAATGGCTTTTTGTACAGAGCTTGGTAATAAATTTATATTACTTTCTTGAGCATTAAATACAGCGTCTTTATCAACAGCATTGTAAGCAGTTGTTACATCATCAGATGCTTTTTGAAATTGTTTTTGAACAGCATTTAATACATTTTGTCCTGCTGTTTCTAAATCTTCTTTTGCAATTTGACCTTTTTTAAACTTACTAAGCAAATTTTTTGTAGATGTTTCAATGTCTATTCCTTGTTGTCTTAAAAATGTTTGAGCAGTTTTTTGAGATTCTGCACCATAAGAACCTTTTGCGGCATCAAACAAAACTGCAATTCCTTCTTCATCTCCAATATTTTGTGATCTTGATAATCTAAAACCAAATTCTCCAGCTCCTGCTTGAGTAGCTGCTATTTCTTTTTCTACACCCTTACCCATTTCAGAAGAAAAACTTTTTATCCAATCTTCATTTATTTCTTTAGGATTGATACCTGCTGCTTTAGCTGCTTTTTCTCCTGCTGGAGTTAAAACTACTTTAGTTGTTTTTTTTCCTTTTATTGTTTCTGTAATTGTTTTTGACATTTGGGGATTGCCAACTATTTTTTTCCATGTACCTTTAACAATAGGATTGATAAATCCCTCAAATGGAATAGGTATTAATGTGCTAATTGCAGTTCTTGTAGGGTCGTAACTTTCAGATCCTAGTGGCTTAGTTGCAATATCCTGAGCAACAGATGTAGCACCACCAGCAATACCTGTGTAAAGGGTTTTTTTTAATACCGATGTTCCTGCTTTTTTTGCAGCCATTCCAAATCCAGGAATATAAGCTAATATTTGAGATGTGGTCTGTAAAACATCCTGTAAAGAAGCTCCAGGTTTGTTTAAATAATAGCTTTTACCATCAGGCATACTAACAATAATATTTTCAAATTTATCTTTGATAAGGGTACTTCCAGGAACTTGAGATTGTATTATTTCAGCTTGTGCTTTTTGATTTGGATTAATCAAAAGACCTGCTCCTATTTTTAAAGATTGAAAACCACTTAAACCGGTAGCAGAACCAATTTCAGGTAATTCAGCATATTCTGTTGTTTTAGTTCCTGTAAAAAAATCTTTTACAGCACCCAATCCATTCATAACTTTGGCAGTAACAGTTTGTTCTTGAGCTTGTTGATTAAACTTTTTAATAATTGTAGGATTTGTTATTTCATCACTGTCTGTAATTTGAGCATTGGATTTTGGTTGTTGTTTTTCAAATTGTTCAATAATTTTTTTATCTGTAACTTCCATAAATAACCTTTATTTTAATTTAAAATATTTTTTTCCTATTTTTACATATTTTATTCCCTCAATTTCTTGAACATTATTTCCGTTTAAATATTCAGGAGAATATTGTTTGCTTAAATTGGTTAAAGTTAATCTTTGTTTATCATCTACTAAAGGATTTTTTTTATTAAATTCTGTAGTAAAACTAGACCAACTTTTTCCAGTGATTTTATCTTTTTTAGATAACCCACCATTTCTTTCCACCCAATCATTTGCTTCTTCATTGTATTTAAGGGTAATATTAGATCCTCTTTTTTGCAAACCAACAAGAGTATTAATACCTTCTCTTGACATAGATAGTCCTGGATTAATATCTTTAACAAATTTTCTTTCTCCATCCGATATAGCACCTTTAAAATTAGCCAATCCATCTAATACCAATTTTCCTGTTACTGCACTCATAGTTTCTGCGGCAGAAACATTTTGTATATTAATATCTAAGCCTAAATCTTGTGCCAATTTGTTTGCACTTAATTTAAACTCTCCTAAAAAACCTGTTTTTAAATCTTTAACTTGATTTAAAGTGGACACAGTTTGTAAAGTTCCTAAAGTTTTATTTGCCAAAGTTCCTGCTTCATTGATTTCTTTAAACTTACCTCCAAAAACTTCTCCAATTCCTTTTTGTTCAGCAGTTTCTCCTGCATCTACTTTTACCAAAGGTGCTTTTGGAATTGGTACAAATCCTTTTTGTTTAATTTCCAAATCACTTGCAAATACTGCTTTTCCTGTTTTAGGATCAAATGCTTGTTTTAATGCCTTAGTCTTAGGAGTAAGTAATTTTTTAATTTGTGCAGCTTGAGTTATTGCTGGTAAAGCAGCTTCAAACACATTCTTACCTTGCGTTGCTCCTTGCAACAAACCAAATCCTATTAAAGAATCTGGGTTTCCTAATAAGCCAGAAGTCAAACTAGATTGGCCTGTTTGTCCTGTTGAATTTTGTTTTATTTTTTCTAGTAGTCCTTGAAAATAATTTTCTGCCATTATAATAGTCCTTGTTTAGTTAAATAGTCGTAATAAAAGTTAGTTGAGTTAGATACGCCTAACTGATTGTTTGTTCCTAGAATTCCGCTAATGTTACTTTTAGCTTCATTGTATCTGTCTAGTATTCCTCCTGAATTCTGCTGCGTCTGCAAATTAGAAAAATATTCATTGACCATAGATTTTGGTGCAGTTCCACCTCCTACTAGAAATGGAGCTTGAGGTATAAGTTGTTTAACAAAATCTGATTCCGTTTGGTTTAAATTTTGTAAATTAGAGGTATCTCCAGTATTATAAAGATCATTAAAAGAATCACTTCTATAACCAGCATCAAAAGCTTCTTTATCTATAAAAGCCTGATTTTCTGTATCTAAACCACTATAAGATGTTCCCAAACCTCTTGATTCTGTAAAATCATCAAGTGTGGAAACATAATCTCCTTCTCCAATACCATCTTCTCCGGTAATTCCTGCAAACTGATTGGGTTGTGTACCTAGAACATCTTGTAATCCTCTAATACCTAAACCAATTAATCCACCACCTCTAATAAAATCTGTTATTTGTTCTCCAACATTTGGATCTTCTTGTGTTGGGGAAAAATATGCATCTTCTGCATTATAAGTTGTATCATAGTCAATCCCATCCGTAAGTCCTGAAGCTGTGCTTGTTCCTACATTTGCACCACTTCCTTGAACTGAATCAGGGGCTTGACTAGAAGTGCTTGTATCTGATGAGCCACCATAAGAACTATCCTGGCTAGTATCTACACCTGCTGCATTTGCTTCTGCTTGTGAATATCCTTGCTGTTCATCTGCTCTATCTATATCTGCATCTGCTACTGCACTGCTAGAACTGCCAGTACCTGAACCACTGCTTGAACCCATTGTCTGCTCCTTAAAAAATAATTGAAATGATTAATAATAAATACAATGCAAGAATATGCTTAGTTGGATTTTCCTTGACTTGAACTTGAAAGTCGTAATATTTTTTTTTAATTTTATCCATTATAACAAACCGCCTAACAATCCTACTCCAGCTCCAACTAAGGGATTAAAGCCCATTGAAGAAGCTAATAAAGCTCCACCAGCTCCTGCTGTTAATGGATTAGTTTGCGTATTAGTTGATCCTGCTTGAACTGGGAAACCAGAAGCAATAGGGGACACTAAACCTGCATATTGTTGTAATGATTGAAACGGAGCTAACTGCTGCTGTCTTTGCAAAGCTTCTAATTGTTGGCCTGTTTGTAAAACACTTGGAGCTTGTGATGCTACACCTAATTGTCTAGCTCTTTCATTTTCATAAGTATTAAAAGCCATAGGTAATGCAGCTTGAGCCACTTGACTAGTTACTTGATTTTGCATTAATGGAGAACCTGGAGTTCTACCTGCACCAGAAAATTGTGATGCAACTGAACCATAAATATCTGAACCTGCTTTTTGAATTAAGGGAGACAAAAATGGATTTAAATATTGTCCGCCAAGAGTTGCTGCTAATTCATTTTGAGCAGCTGTACCCATAACTTCTTGTTGTGCAAGACCTGTTAGAGTTTGTTCTGTAGGTGCAACATATCCTGATGCTGCTACTCCTTGATTATATAGATTACCAGATTCAGAAAGTATCTGATTTAATGCTGGTTGTGCTGGTGCGTATGGGGTTACTTGTTTTGTTTGTGTACCACCACTGCCTCCTCCTCCGAATGACATTTTTATTTCTCCTTGTTGTTTATTGGTTTTTCAAGAACTACATGAGTTCTTTGATATTTGTATTTAGATAAGATGACTTGCCATCCTGGTCTGGCTATAAGCTCCATCAAATCACATTTTTGATCTCTAGCAAAATTTTCAATAACTTTTATAAGATGTTGCCATTTTTGTCTTTGTTTGCCGGTCATCATATAAATATGACAAACCTTTTTTAATTTTCTTTGAATGACCTCTGTAATAACTAACCCATGATATTTTTCTTGGGTAGTAGGTTTGCTTTGATCCCAAATAATCCAAAGCTGAAATTTTTTGTTTTGCAAAGTATCATACACAAATTGGCTATCTTGATGATTGCCAGAATAAGATAATGCTTCTTGAATAGGTTTTTCTACTAAAGGCCAAACATCATTTATTTTGGCTTCAGGAATACTTACTAATTCCATATTTTATTACGATATTTCTAAATAAGATATATTGATATGAATAGAGTCGGTACTACTAACAGTTGCTTTTAAAATATCTCCACTTTCTAAAACAAGTGGCTTGTTCAAAAATTCTTCAGAAGTGTTAGCCACTAAAGCATTTGTTTTTATATAAGTGTATTCTTCACTAGCAGATAAATCGTTAATATCTAAATTTACAGTAGGAGTATTAGCAGTATTATTACTAACCATAATAGATTTAATAATAATAGCTGATCCTGCAGGTACTGTTAATATGGATGTTTCGTTTGTGGTTGCTAATGCAACACCTTTAAATTTATAATTATTAGCCATTTGGAATTGTTGGCATTGCTACATTATTAGCTTGTTCAACAGTAGTAATACCATTAGTTAAATTTCTTAATTCAGTTCTATAGTTCATCCATTTGTTTTTTTCAGATGATGTTAAAGTAGTATCAGTTAGTTGTGTCCAATCACTTGCAGCAAGAAGTCTATTTCTATTACTTCTTAAATCAGCCATAGCTCTGTCAAATGCTCCAGCTTCCCAAGCAACCGCTTGTTCTTCCATAGCAGTAACTTCTGCTGGTGTCAGTTCTACTTGTATTCCATTTATTATTTTATGTGCCATGTTGTTCCTATTATTGTTTGTTAATTAATTCCGTACATCAAGATTTTTCCAGCATCTATATTGCCTGATGACATACGAAAAATTATTCTATCTACTGCACTAGTGGTGTTCGCATATCCTGCTACATTAAAATCATCAGAGAGTGGAGTTGTATTAAAGCCATTCCCTCTAGCTATATAATGTTTTACAAAAGTGTCAGATGAAGGGTTAAAAAGTTTCAAAGAACCTGAATATGAACAATCATTAGCTGTATTTAAATTTCTAAATAATTGTTGGTCGCCTGTTCCTTGTGCTAAATCTGCATTACCTTGATAAACTAAACCAGAACCACTATCATCTTCCATATGATAACTTTCAAATGCGGTGCTTGTTTTGGCTACATTGTAGTTAGAGCCGCTATCAATGGATAAATTAAATTGATATTCAGCACCACTTGTTGCAGCATGAATATTTACAAAATAGAATTGATACTCTTTGTAATCTGCTAAAGTAAAAGTAATACTAGCAGAACTTGATGCAGTGGTACTAGATACTAAGGTCATGTCTCCTAAAGTAACTGGTATGCTAGTTACATCTTCTACTGATATATTATTTAATTTAGTTAATGCCATTATTTAATCCCATACATTTTAATTATTCCAGCATCTATGTTACCTGATGACATTTTGAACTGAATTGCGTCTACTGCTGATGTGGTGTTTCCGTACCCACCTACATAGGTATTTATTGTGTAATCTGTGCCTGAAACATCACTATAAGAGTTTATATTTGTTATAAAATGTTTAACAAAAGTTGTACTAGAAGGATTGAAAAGTTGTAAAGTTCCTGATGCTGATTGGTCGTTGTCATTTCCTGTTTGATAACTTATATCTTGATAAGAAGTAGATTGTGCTAAATCTCTTGCTGCGTCATATTCTAAAGCACTGTCATCCCCAGCTTCGTTATGATAAGCATGAAAATAAGTTGTAGTCTTTGTAACATTATAATTACTACCATTATCTATAGATAAATTAACTTGAAAATATGCACTATTAGTTGCTGGGTGAATATTAATAAACTCAAACTGATACACATCATAGGTGCTATCTATTCCTGTAAAACTAATAGAAGCTGAACCAGAAGCTGTTTGGGTAGATATTAAAATTGGTGTTCCTGATGGTATTTGTGCAAAGGAAGTTACATTAGATATGGAATTGTTATTGTGCTTAATGAGTGCCATTATTTAACTCCATACAATTTTATGATTCCTGAATCAATATTTCCACTATCCATTTTAAATTGAATTGTGGTTATAGCTGTTGTCGTATTTATATAACCAGCAATAACTCTTTGTACACTTTGATTATCTGTTCCAGCTTCGTTTATAACTCCTATAAAATGTTTTACAAAAGTTGTGCTACTTGGATTAAATAAATGTAACTCTCCACTTAAAGATTGGTCGTTGTCATTTCCCAATGACCTGCCTAAATCTTGAAAAACTGTTTCTTGGTGTAAAATTGCTGAACCACCAGCAGCCGCAAGAGTATTAGCACTATTATCTTCACTATGTTCAGCTAAAAAACCCATAGAGGTAATAGTTTGATTATAATTAGTGTTAGCTCCAGTATCTACTTGAAATTGAAAATCAGCTGCATCGTTTGCATTGTGCATACTAATAAACTTAAATACATACGACTTGTAGGTATCATCTAGCACCACTCCACTAGCACCATTTACAAAGGATATACTTGCAGAAGAACTAGCTGTAATGGATTTAATTAAGGTTAAAGCACCTGTTGGTACAGACGCAGGTACAGCAGTTATTGCAGTCAGGGAATTGTTAGAAACAGTTATCAGAGCCATTGGTTATCCTTTAACTTAATTTATATCCTGAAAAATAACTTATTCTATTTCCATCTCCATCTATATTTCTAGCTGAACCACCATCTTGATCTTTAAAAACTTCTACATAATCTGTAGCAGCTAAATTTAAAATTGCGGTTGCTTGGAAAGTTCTTCTATTACTAGCATGAATAGACTGTCTATGTTTTACAAAGCTAGAGCCATTTTTATAAAAATAAACATTAACAGTTTCTCCAGATGTAGAATCGCTTTGTAATTTTGTGTAGAACAAATATTTTCCATTTTTACCTGCTGGAACTGTAAATCTGCTTGAAGCAAATGCACTATCTGTATCAAAATCTTCTGTATCAAAAGTTACTTTAGTTATTGTTGCATTTGGAATAGATTGTGCGGATGATTTAAACACTGAAAATGATGGTGTATTTAAACCACTTGCTTTAACTCCAGTTACAGCACCATCAGCAATCTTAGCTGTTGTAACATTTGCATTAGCAATCTTAGCTGTAGTAACTGTAGCATCGCTTGGTGTTCCTAAGTCTAAAACTGAACCTAGTATCTGAATAAAATCTATAACATCGCCAGTAACTAGATTGCTAGTAAAGGTAATCGTAGAACCTGCTACAGTATAACTTGCAGTTGGTTTTTGAATTACCCCATTCACAGAGACAATCATATTGTTCACTGTTTCTGGAGATACATTTGCTCCGCCTACTTGTAATGTGTAAGCTGCCTGATTATTTACAGTACTGATTGCATCGCAGACTTGAAAGTTTCCTATGATTGGTTGTTTGCCTATATACATAATTTATCCTTTTGGATTTGCATCCTTGATTGATTTAATTCTTGCTTTCCAAGTATCTATATTTTTATAAATCTCATCTAGCTGTTCGCCAATATCTCCGTAAGCATTTCTTCTAGTTGATTGCACAATACTATTTGCTTCTTCTGTGTTACCAGCAGTTTCGTATGATGCTAATTGTTCAGCAGTAGGTTCTGCAATATCAAGATTCCATTCATAAATAAATGCTCCATTGCCATCGTCTTGTAGTTTTACATTGTCTTGAAAATCTACGGAAGCAACACCATTTGCTGCTGCGTAGAGTTTTATTTTTGTACTTAGTTGTGCCATAGTTTTCTCTATTCTATAATTTTAGTTATGCTTAAAAATGTCATAACTGCCTCTGTAGCCATAGTAATATTACCAGAACTTTGGTCTTGATAACCAAATATTTCTAAATAATTAGTTGCTGCATATGTGTTTACATAAGCTACATTTGCAGAGTTATTTTTTCCACTAGATACAGTAGCAAGAAAATCAGGAGAATTATTTTTTCTTACACTCATTTGTAATCTTTTATTAAAGGCAGCAATCACAAAATATAAACTTGCTTGAACTAAATATTTTCCAGCAGTATCAAATACATATCTATTATTAGTAGAATCCCAATTAGAAGCAGTATCTATTACTGGTGTACCCCAATCAGTAACTTTAGTGTGTGTAGCATGATTTAAAGCCTGTCCATTGCCAGCACTTTTAACTAAAAAAATTGGAGCGTTAGTTGCACCAACACCCAACTTAGCAGCAATTACCGCATCATCTGCTATTTTAGCTGTAGATATAATTCCATCTGCAATATCAGAACTTGTTAAAGGAACTGATGTTGGAGTTTTTCCAATATAAGCCATTTAATTCTCCTATGTAATTTCCATTATTGAAAGTGTGCCTGATAATTTATCAGCTACAGAACAATCTATTTTTAAAGCATCTGTTGTTTCTAAAACAACTTTTCCACCAGATAAAAGTTCTAAAGAACTTCCAGATGGAATAGATACACCTTTTACTAATAGTGATGCTCCGTTTGCTACATTGTTTGCACCATTTCTATTTGCTGTATCACTAACTAAGTAAACATCTGCTGTAACAGCAGTTGTGTGAATATTTGCAAGTACCAATCCTAAAACTACTGTTGTTGTGTTAGATGCTACTGTGTACATAACATAAGG